TTTCGCAAGAAGGAACCTGATAAAACAGGTGGGAAATTTGCAACGAGATTGTGTGTCAATTCATCTTACCGCATACCTGGTACCGATTTTCGTGTTTGTTATTCACCTACGGGTGGATCTTTTAAAGACATCACGCGATGGTTACCACTTGAAAATTTACCTTCACATCATTTTTCCATGGTGTGGAGGCGAAAGGATGGTAGTATGTGGGAAGCTGAAGGTTTGTCGAACCCTCATGATGAGATTGACACTAAAGTTGATACCAAATTTTTGGGACAACGATATGTGTCACTCACCGAGAATACATTTAAAGGTTTGTGTGGAGCTACTTTAATTTCACATGGCCGAGGACCCTGTATCTCTGGTTTACATCTTGGTGGGAACGCAAACACACCATCTGGTGCGAGTGGAACACTTCTACAGAAAGATGCGTTGCAAGCAATTCAAGAACTTAAGAAGATTGAAGGTGTCATCATATCTGGATCTGGAGATAAATTTGAAGCAGAAGTACTTGGTGTCAAAATTGTTGACGATACCCAGGAACCATGTGCCAAGAGTCCAATGAATTATTTACCTCATGGATCTCAAATTGAATATTATGGCAAATGCCCTGGTGCCTCTACCTCCAAATCCGATGTGAAAGTCACCCCTATTAGTGAACATGTAATGATGGTGTGTGATGCACCTAACATATATGGACCTCCCAAAATGAAACCAGATTGGTATGGTTGGCAAGCCTGTTTAAGTACTATGGCTATACCAGCATTACCTTATGAGCACAAGTTGTTATCGAGATGTGTTCTGGATTATAAGGAGGCACTAGTAGGAGTTTTCAAGAGTTCTTTGTGGTGTAATGCACGTCCTTTGACTGATGATGAAAATCTTTGTGGAATTGATGGAAAGAAGTTCATTGATAGTATCAATTTGAGCACTTCCATTGGTTTCCCATTGTCAGGCAAGAAGAGGAAATATGTGCGTTTCGCTGAAGCTAATGAAGAACGACAACACCCACGTGAATTTGATGATGTTATCGTTAGAGAAGTCGAACGTTGTCTTGGTTTGTACAAGCAAGGAATACGAGCTTTTACTGTTGCTAAGGCATGCAAGAAAGACGAGATTTTGTCTAAGGACAAGTGTCGAATATTCTTTGGCAATCCAATTGCTTTGACTTTTCTTATACGGAAATATTTTCTACCTATTGTACGTGTGTTGCAGATGAATCCATTGAGGTCAGAATGTGCAGTTGGAATCAATTGTCATGGACCTGAGTGGAATGAATTTTATGCACACGTGCTTGCACGTGGGACCGACCGCAT